TTAGGCAGTGTTTTCACAAATTTACGTGTCTCATCGCTGAAGGCCAACAGATATTTCAACATCAACTCATAGACACCTGCAAAGGCTGCGGCTTTAATGACTCTAAGACTCTCAAGTCTACCCGCAGATTGCATAGCAGAAATCTCTTTAGCCTTGCCTGAGGTCGCAGTGTTGTCTATTTTACCTTGATAACTCTCAGTTACACCAGATGAAGACCTAGCACTCTCATAGAACAATTGCGCGCTGGCTATATCTTGCTGAACGTCAGCAAGTATCGGTTTAGCCTGTACCATCTGTGCTTCGTCCACAGTTCTTACACCCATCATTTTGAATGTATCATCTGTGTCGTTAAATTTCATCTTTTCAGGTCTAGTAACAACAGAGCCTGACTTCAGTATCTTCTCTTCTACCTTTGTCAATATCTTGTTAACGCTATCTTGCATATCTAACAATATAAATACCTCAGATACGCCGTATATCGTCTCGAGTGAACTGATACTGACTCTAGGCACAAGAGGTAATTGTCTTATTTGATAAAATGGTATCTCGGAGCCGGCCTTAAGAAATACTTCTGTTTCAACGTTCTCGGTCGGGTCTACTGTTCTGCCCTCCTCGTAAGGATTATGTACAACGACTAAGTCCTCCTCTAATATCTCCTTTTCTGCGTTCTTGTACGAAAATTTGTCATGATAACAGTTAGGACAATAGTCAGCCTGTGGTACCACGGTGCCACAATTCGAACAGGTTCTTAACTTCCTTATCTGCCAGTCTTCGTCCCAAGAAATGACCTGAGCGGTCGTCGGGACGTAGGCAAACCTGCCGATAACACCATTTCTGTTCTTGTAGTAATAAAACACAACATCGACCATCGATGCGTTACCACTCGGCGTAACAACTCTATTATACAAATCATATATACGTGCTAGACTCATCTGCGAACACTCAAAACAGTAGTTCATCAAACGATAATCTTTACAGCCCGGTTCAGGTACGACCTGGTCTGCGAGTAGAACTTCTAGTCTCAAATCACCACTACGCTCATGACCACAGTCAAGACTGTCCCAAGACACCTTGTACCAACTTGTACCATCTATATAAGTTGCTCTCTCACTTCTATCGTTCTCCTGTTCACTGAGCATTCTGTCCATCTCAAATTTGAGATAACTCTCAGTTACATCAACAAGCCCCAAGTCGTCTCGTGTTCTTGGGGCCATAGCAGGCATAGGTATTGTATTGTCAACTTTACTCTCTACTAACTCATAGACCATCTTCCGGAGTTGTTTACTTTTACGTTGACTCTCCTTACCTGTGTTCTTATCAAGTGCGTTGAGTGTGCCTAGATAGGCTTTGCGCCACTTCTCCAGGTTTGCAGGCTTAACATATTCTATCTTATCTTGCGCACCCTTACACAACGCATAAAGAGTTGAGACCTTCGCCAGCATCTCATTCTCTTTGTCTGTGTTCATATAAGTAGTGCCGATATTCTGTTGTAAGTATAAGTCAATTCTATCCATTAAAAACTCCTTATGATATTATATTCATTTGAAAATAATTTATAAACTATTTGTCAGCCATTCCTTAGGAGCACCATAGGTTTGCACGAACTTATCTTGCTCAAGTGAATTCATCTGCTCAAAATCTTCCCACATATCTGGATACCACTTTGTGTACCTCAAATATCTCTTCTCCTGCTTAGGCTCCTCACCAGTTATAAGTTTTATCAACCGTATTGTGCCCTGAGAATCCTCATCGACCATGTCGTCGTGCTTGCCGTATGGAAATGACTTATGCTGCGCGATAAACTTCTCAGCCGCCGTCATCGTAGTCGCTACGTGCCAGTCAACGTCGGACTCATCTAAGTCTACAGCCACATAATAATTACCGGCTCTAACAAATGGTGTTATAGCCTCTGCTCTAGCGACCTTGCCGCCCATCGGGTTCACGGTGACGACTGGAGGTACACCTTCATCATACCTCAACACATCTGCGATAGCAGGCCCGTTAGCCTTGTCTTCTAGCACTAATTCATCTATCTCTGGAAACTCTTTGAAAAACCACCTAATTTTATCAAGTGTCTGTGTGAACGGCATTCTCTTGTTCACGACGTGGTACAAATACACACCGCCCTGGTACAGACCTCTTAGGCCCATCGCGACAAAATCTGTCTTCTCACCATCTTTGAACGTCGCGTCAACAGACAACTGTAAATACTCAAACTTTTTGCGTCCATTTATCTCAGCGGCACTCAGTCTACTCCTATCTCGCTCTAGTACAAACTCATTCTTATAAAATTTCTTGTACCAAGTACTGTCAAATGTATTACCTGTAGCAGACGTTGGCCTACCCTGATAGAGTGCTTGCCATACACGGTCACCCTCTGCAGCCTTCACTATCATCTTTTTACTCTTCAGCCAGACATTGTCGTTTGCTATTTTGTCTGGCAACTTTTTGTCACCTAGATGTGGACCCATGAGAGAGTCACCTATCTTACGTCCTAACGGACATGGAGCCAAAGCGGCCTCTTCCTCGTCGTACTCACAAGGTAAATTTATATCCTTCCACACGAACTCACTCCAGTTGTCCTTCACAAAACCTACAACGTCGTTCTCAACCCATCTAGTCTGTATTACAATTAACTTACCGTGTGGATAAATACGAGACTGAACTGACGGACCCATCTCAGCGAGTATCTTCTTAATTATGATGTCTGAACTTGCCTCTGCAGCATTCTTTATAGGGTCGTCTATGATGAATAACTCAGCACCATAACGTGTGATACCTGCATCAAGTCCAGCCGCTCTACACTTGCCACCCTTTTCTGTCTCCCAATACTCTTTTGTCTGTACAAGTTTATTAGGGCCAAAGCCAAAAATATCAGGCCCGTACTCATTAAATTTATCACGCACCGGACGAGAGAAACTCTCTGCGATAGTGGTCTGATAAGAGGCCAAAATGACCTCTCCGCGCGGATTATTACCTAAAAACCATGCTGGTAATGTCTCTGTGATGACAAATGATTTACCATGTCTAGGCGGCACGGACAACAATAATATATCAAAAGCGTTGTCGGTCTTTATAGATAAGAACTCTTGTACCTGGTCACATAAGAATCTGTGAAATTTTGTCATGCAAAAGCCTTCGTTGACATATTCAACAAAGGCTCCGTAATCGCGTCTTAGTTTACGCCTCTCAATTTCACCACTTACACCCTCAAATCTCATCTGGACCTTCATGTGCGTCGATGTTTACAACCGCATCGCTGTAATTAAATCTAGGTTTTACAAGATTATTCTGAATAGGTAGCATTTCGTAGTCAGGTATCACGGCCGTAGGGTCTGTGTTGTCGTAATCTAGTACCTCTGTGGCACCAGTTTTTAGGTTTTTGGCCAATATTTTACCAGAATTTAACGACAATATGAAATTTAAGGTTGTTTCTGACATTCTGACTCCTCTATGAGCGTTTTTCTGTGCTCATTCAGTGCTTTTTCCATTATTTCTAACTCTTCGTCAGTATAATTCTCATACATATTGTTTATATTTACGTTTTGTTTGGTTTCATCTATCGGTTTTGCGCCCATACTATCACGTCTAGCCACGTAAGATGATGCGTTATGCCTGGAATACCACTGCTGACAGGCCTCCATAACCTCACCTTCTGTAGGATAACGAGATGAACCTTCGTTCTCAAGTTCTTGTTTCAGGTATCGCCATATTTTGTTCTCTAATTGGCTCTGCGGTGTTAGACACCCGTCTTTGTCGTATATGTTTATAGGTTCTAAAACAGGTTTACAATATCTGTCGATGACGGTTTTAGACCACATCGCGCGAGCGTGCTTAGGATTTCTGAACAGTGTCTCGAATTCTCTCTGTTCACGTTGTAATTTGTTATCTTGTTCCATAGTACCTCCAAGGCTTTATATATTATTATATTCTGAATCATATTATAATATAAACTATTTTTATAAAATTTTTTGGGCTTTTCTATATACACCGGGTGGCGTATAGACTTTTAATATGGTTCAAGTTTTTATAAAATTTTTTGAGCTTTTCTATATACACTGTGTGGCGTATAGACTTTTAATATTGTTCAAGTCTTACTATTTTTTGACTGTAAATATTTTTGACTGTAAATATTGGAGGCGTAGAGGCACGTATTTTTATATATCGCCCGCTCCGGGTCCGGGCGTTTCCCTTTTTTAATGTACTTCAAATTTGGAATATATATCAAAATAAGAAAAGGAGACCCAAATTATGAATACCATCACCAGAATTGACAATACCCATTTTGTCATCACTACAGCGACGGGCGAAAAGATTGAGGCAACCCTATGGTTCGAAAAGAAAAGCGGCGAACATCACATCAAATTGCCGGTGCCTAATTCGACAGGCAGACAATTCATCAGGCTTAAGAAGTTCTTGGCCGGTGAAACAACCTTCGAAAACAAGACCACCGCACCCCGCGTGCTAGGCTCCGGAGCCGGCCGCACCGCCTCTGCAAATTGGACCGAGCATATGACCCCCGAAGAGGCCGCCGAGGCCGACGAGGCCCGCGCCACCCTTGAGCG